GTGCTCCTCCGGCTGCAGCGCGAAGGAGTACACGTAGATGCCCGGGTAGGGCGTGCCGGAGTGGTACACGTACGGCTGGTACTGGTTGAAGTACTTGCCGACCTGCTCCTTGAAGCGATCCTGACCGTTCAGGATCAGCTTGAAGTCGCGCATCGGGCCGACCTCGTAGGCGCTCTGGCCCAGACCAGTGGCGGCCGCAGACACGGCGGCACCCTCCTCCATCCAGCCGTAGGCGCCAACGGTCGAGTTGAAGAGCAGGTTGGAGGCGCCGGTCTGCACAATGTTGGAGGTGAGCATCGGCGCGCCCAGCATGTGGGGCAGCACCGCGCCCTGGGACAGAACCGAGGCGGTGTTGCACGTCACCTGCACGTTAGAGCAGCCGGTGGAGAAGTTCCACATGCCGTTCAGGTTGGTCGTGGTCGTCTGGCTGCCGTTCTGGTAGCACCAGATCAGCTCCTTCACCGGGTGGTTGAAGGACAGACGGACGGTGTTCTGCTGACCAGACAGCGAGTCGCCGCCGGTGTGCTGCACCTGCTCGATCAGGTACTCGTGACCCTTCTGGGCGAAGCGGCGACGCTCCTCGGTGTCCAGGTACACGTAGTTGGCCCACACCTCGAAGACCGGGCTGGAGGTGCCGAAGTAGCTGGAGAAGGTCGAGGTCAGGTCGAAGTCCAGGCGGACCTCGTGGTACTGCAGAGCAATCAGGGGCAGGTACAGGCCCGGGTTGCGGTTGAAGAAGAACAGGAGCGGCAGGTACACGTACGTCTTGTTGGTTGCCAGGTCAGCCGCGGCGGTCGACTGGGACGTCATCTTACCGTAGTTGATCTTGTCCGACTCACCCAGGAACACCTCGGCGTACAGACGGAACCAGGCCTGGTAGTGCTTGTCGATGCGCTGGCCACCGATCGTCAGCTCGACGGCAGCGATCGCACGCTCAGCCACCCAGCACGTGTCGAAGGTGGTGTTGTTGGAGGTCGTCGCGTTGGAGCCGTTAGGGATCAGACCCACGTACATGTTGCCGACCAGGTCGCCGTTGCGGGCGATCGTCACGGACACACGGCCGCTGTTGGAGGGGGTGCCGTTCACGGTCTGCTGGATGTTCTCCATCGCAAAGTTGGTGTGGCGCTTGTACACCGCCTGGAAGAAGGTCACCTTGGGCTGACCGGTAAGGTAAACGTCCTGAGCGCCATAAGCAACCAGCTGCATAAGTCCACCGGCCATTTGTAATATTCCCCAAGAAAAAAATTTAGACGACTTTCCATTTGAACCCGCCTGCTGACCGTGCTATACCTTTACAACACCGACTTATACCCCTCAAAATCATCCTGAACCGTCTGACCTATATATTCCTTACGTGGATCGAGCTTGCACTTTATAGAGTATACAAAGGGCATGCACTACTGAAAGTAGCAGAGACTTCTTTAGTTCGAAAACACGAGGCCGCCAAGACCCGACGCCACCTTGAGGACGTTATAGTTCACCGCAAACATCTTCTGGGAAAGGTTGGCGCCCATGCCCGACTTGAGGCTGACGGCCACCTGGGCCATGTCGATCCGGCTGAAGTTGCAGGTGCCGCTGGGCTGGAGTTCCTCGGGCTTGAGGGCGAAGGAGTACGAGTAGATGCCGGCGTAGGGGGCTCCCGAGTGATACTGGTACGGCTGATACTGGTTAAAGTATTTGCCGGGCTGCTCGATGAAGCGGTCCGTGCCGTTCAGCATCAGCTTGAACTTGTGCAGAGGGCCGACCTCGTACCCGTAGGTGGTGTTGGCCGTGCCGTAGTTGGGCACACCCGACTCTATCCAGAACACGTTGCCCGTCTGGACGTTGGACTGGAGGTTGATGGTCCGGTCGGTGAGGGCACCAAGTGCCGTGACGATGTACAAGTTGGACGAGAGCAGGGGCGGGGCAAACAGACGAGGAACACCCACCTGATTCGGCAGGAGGTTCATGCCGTTCTGGGGAAGGACCTGGGGGTTGACCGTCACGTTCACATTCGCCGTGCTGGAGCTAAAGTTCCACATGGCGTTCAGGTTCGTGCTGGCGCTCAGCTGATTGTTCTGGTAGCACCAGATCAGCTCCTTGACGGGGTGGTTGAACTGGAGGCGGATGATGCTCGGGGCGTTCTCCGAGCTCGTGCCGACGGCGTCTGGGGTCACGTGCTGGACCTGCTCGATCAGATACTCGTGGTTGTTCTTGGCGAAACGGTCACGCTCGGTCGTGTCCAGGTACATGTAGTTGGCCCAGACCTCTACGCCGTTCGTACCGAAATAGCTCGAGTAGTACTGGCTCAGGATAAAGTCGATGCGGACCTCGTGGTACTGCAGAGCAATCAGGGGCAGGTACAGGCCCGGGTTGCGGTTGAAGAAGAACAGGAGCGGCAGGTACACCTTGGACGGGCTCGTCGTGCCCACGTTATTCACGACTGACGACGAGGTCAGGCGGCCATAGTCCATCTTCTTCGTGTCGGCCAGGAAGACCTCGGCGTACAGGCGGAACCACGTCTGTTGGTGGCGGTCGATCAGCTGCCCACCGATGTAGAGCTCGACGCGCTCGATGGCGCGCTCAGCGACCCAATTCATATCGAAATTGGAGTTGGTCGAGGTCAGCTGAGCCGACGAAGACTGTGTGGGGGTTGCGACCATGAACATATCACCGACCAGATCACCCGAGCGGCTCAGGGTCACGGTGAAGACGCCACCGTTGCCGCCCGAGCCGTTCACCGTCTGCTGGACGCATTCCATGGCGAAGTTGGTGTGACGCTTGTAGGTTGACTGGAAGAAGGTCACTTTGGGCTGACCCGTAAGGTATGTATCCTGGGCACCATAGGCCACGAGTTGCATAAGTCCGCCACCCGGCATTTTAATATAGGTTGCGAAAAAGTTCGGGCGCGAAAAACCCAGGGTCTTAATTTCTGCCTGAATATTACAATGTCTCGCACGAAGATTGAGGAAATCCCTGACGAAGAGGAGGAGATGGAGGAGATGGATGAGGACGACCTCGAGGACGAGGGTATGGATATGTTCGAGGCCCTCGGGTCTCTGCTCGCGACCGAGGAGGGTGAGACCATCGCCACGACCCTGGTTGGTCTGAAAGACGCGACCGAGAGAATCGCACAGGGCATGGAGATGCAGAACAAAATTCTAGTCAAAATTCTGTCGGCCATGTCGTCGGCCAAGCCGTGTGCATGCCCGCCGGTGGCGCAGGGCATTCTAGCTCCCGCTTAAAAAAGTCGCGGCCACTTGTATCAATGGCAACCAAGGGCTCCACCACCAAAAAGGCTACTGAGGGAAGTGCCTACCAGAAAGAAATCAACTCGTGGACGCCCGAGGACCTCAACAAGAAGCTCGTAGAATGTGAGCGTAATCTCCATCTGGATCTCCAGAACGGAGACAAGCGCCAAGAAATTTTCAAACTACTCGCGGCCAAGTGGCTCCCGGCATCACCAAACCGGGATCCGAACGGCCTCCCCGTGGATATCGACAAGGAGGACCTCGAGCGCCTTCAGGTGAATAAGCGCCGAATTATCGATATCTGTGGTTACATGCTTGCCCGGTCCGAACTGCTAGAGATTAGTAAGACTGAGACCCAGGACATCAACATGAACCCGATGACCTTTGAGCGCCGTATCAAGCGCTTCAAGGAGTGCTACAAAGCCATCGTCAATAAATTCATCGAAAATGACGCTGAATTCAAGATGTTCAACAAGCCCATGGTCGAGAATCCTGACGTGGACATGGACATCGAGAAGGATGCCACGTCGTATCAGAAGCTCTTGATTTTCCTTCTGAAACAGGCGTACCGTAACGGCTACCGTCGCTACCGCGACCAGTGCTGCAAGGAAATCCGCAACACTCGGGCGTGGAAGCCGGTCAAGGAGATCAAGGACTTTGTCTATGACGAGACCCAAAAGGAGGACAATGCCGAGATGTGGCTGAACCTCACGAACCGAGGCAACATGGCCCACGATGTCATCCGCCACTTGACCAACTGCAAGGATATTCAGTTTTCTGAAATCAAAAAGGATCGTCACGTCTGGTCGTTCCATAACGGTCTTCTGGATGCGCGCCCTCTCGAGATGGTCAAGGACTCTGCGGGTCGCCGTCAGATGAAGTTTTACCGGTACGACGGCGCCGAGTTTGAGAATCTAGACCCGACGCTCGTGTCCTGCAAGTACTTTGACCAGCCTTTCGATCCGTACGACGACACCGAGGACTGGTACGACATCCCGACACCCCACATGCAGAAGGTTCTGGATTACCAGCGGTTCGAGGAGGATGTGGCTCGGTGGGTCTACGTGTTCATGGGGCGTCTGTGCTTCGACGTGAATGAGCTGGACGGGTGGCAGGTCATCCCTTTTCTGAAGGGAATTGCACAGTCCGGCAAGTCTACC